TAGAGACGCAAGTTTCGGGCTTGCGTTCTGCGTTATCAGATAGGGAAGCACTTATTGTGAATTTACAACAGGAAAATGCCGATTTGCAGACGCAGGTAGACAAGCTTTCGAAGGCAGTCAATTCACGCGACAAGCGCATCAGGGAACTGGAGCGCCAGGTTGCGGACTTGACCGAGCGGCTGAATGCGATGAACGGGCATAGTGATGGCTGAAGTCTACGAAACCGCGCGCGAGTGGCTGAGTACGCCGCCGAACACCCCGCACTCACTTCTTCTGGCGGAGTTGATGGCGGTCAAGGCGGAGCTGGCGGCCTTGCGCGATCGTGTGGACGAGCTTGAGGGCGAGCTGCACGAAGCAGAGATGCGAGGGTAATCTGGCAGAGCCGGTAGCAGTCGAGTTTGAGGCAGAGATGCGGCAAGTCAAGTCAATGGCAGACGGGACGTACAACATTGTGCTGAACGTTCCGGAGTACTGCTTACCGCAGGTGCAAACGATGATGGGCTGGCTGAAAAGCCTGGTTAAGGTGGTAATGGCGGAAGAATGATTTTTCCCATTTTTCCGGTCTAAAAAAATGGCAACACAAAGATATAAAAAAGCGCAGCTTGTTGAAGCTATCGAAAAGTCAGAGTTTGGATCAAAGTCTGAGATAGCTGATTTTTTGGGCTGTAGCGTTAAGACTTTTAATAATTATCTGAAACGCTATCCGGACGTTGCCGAAACCTATGAATATCGTAAAGAGCGCCAAAAAGATTTTGTTGAAGGCAAACTCTTTTCTGAAATCAAAAAAGGCAATATCACCGCAATTATTTTCTACCTGAAAACGCAAGCCAAAGACAGAGGCTACGTTGAGCGGCAGGAAGTGACCGGAGCGGACGGGGGCGCGGTGGTTGTGAAGTGGGATGAAGAGAACAACGATTGATGCAGAACCTCACCCAGGGCAACTCGAAGTCCATAACAGCGATGCACGCTTCAAAGTGCTATCGGCAGGACGACGCTGGGGCAAGACGCGGCTGGGAGTCAATGAGTGTCTGGATGCGGCAAGCAAAGGCGGGCGGGCTTGGTGGGTGTCACCGAGTTATAAGACAAGCGAGGTTGGATGGCGACCTCTGCGGCAAATTGCCCGCAGAATCCCGAATGCAGAGGTCAGGCTGGTAGATAGGATGATTACACTTCCAGGCGGCGGTTTTGTGGCTGTTAGATCGGCTGACAATCCCGACTCGTTGCGCGGTGAGGGGCTTGACTTTGTGGTAATGGATGAATGCGCGTTTATGCAAAAAGAGGCGTGGACGGAGGCTATCCGGCCGTCGCTATCAGATCGGCTTGGTAAGGCATTATTCATTTCTACTCCAAAAGGAAGAAATTGGTTTTGGGAAAACTATCAGCGGTAATCCTTACATCGAGGCAAGCGAGGTTGAGGCGGCTAAGCGGGACTTACCTGAGATTATCTATCGCCAAGAATACCTGGCGGAGTTCGTAGATGATGCCGGCGGTGTATTCAGGCGGGTGCAAGAAGCGGCGATCCTTACTCCGCAAGAGCCGCAAGCTGGCAGGCAGTACGTTGCAGGCGTGGATGTGGCGGCAAGCGTTGACTTTACGGTCGTGACGGTGCTGGATGCGGAGTCAAAAGAGATGGTCTATATGGATCGCTTCAATCGGGTGGATTATCCCGTTTTGATTGACCGGCTTGAGAGCGTCTACCAGCGCTATCACCTGTCCTCTATGGTAGTAGAAAGCAACTCGATTGGCAGGCCTGTTATTGATGAATTAGTCAGCAGGGATTTGAATATCGTGCCATTTACAACGACTTCAGCGACTAAGCAAGGAATTATACAAAGTTTGCAGTCAGCCTTCGAAAATGGGCAGATTTTGGTCTTAGACGAGCCCGTGCTGGTTGGCGAGCTGCTGTCATTTGAGAGTAAGCGCAATGCAAGCGGAAGTTTCAGTTACAGTGCGCCGGATGGAATGCATGACGACTGCGTAATGAGCCTTGCGATTGCATGGCACGGAGTAAGCGGTTCTGGAGTAATACTTTGGATGGATTAGGGACGGTGAGAATGGCAGAAACTTATAAGACGATAACTAACGTGCCCGGCTGGGTTGACATGCTTACATCGGACGGCGTTCCTGATTCAGTTGGTACGCTTTACAAGAAGGTGCCGCTGTTATTCAGGGCGGTGCAGTTGCGCTGTGACGCGCTTGCGAGCGTGCCGGTTGCGATTATGAAGGGCAAAGAGGACAAGACTGAGTGGCCTTACCCGACCAAGCTGGGTAATCTGATTTGGCAGTGGGAGGCGTCCAACCTTTTATCCGGCGCAGCGTTTGGTGAGATTGTCATGAACGAGTCCGGTTTTCGCAAGGACGTAAGGTACCGCAATCCGTTTGACATGACGGTCAAATACGATCGCGGCGTTTACGAGTTCAAGCAGAACTCAAGCGGGGCAATGTGGAGCAACGAACCTGAAGCCGGCAAATTTGAAATGATTTACATTCGCGAGTTTGATCCAACTCAAGACACGAATCCTGGTATCGGCGCTGGCAAGGCATCGAACGTTGACGCAAAATTGCTCTATGCAATAAGCAAGTTCCCTGAGATGTATTTTGAGGGCGGGGCGATGCCGGTCACGCTGTTGGGTATTGACTCCAACGACAGGCAGGAAATTGAGCGGATTCAAAACTGGTTCAGGCGGTCTGCTACGGCAATTAAAAACGCGTTCAGGGTGTTTGGCGTGCGGGCCGGGTCTATCACGCCGGTCGCTCTTACTCCGCCATTGAAAGACCTGGCATTCCCAGAGTTGGATAAAATCGCCAAAGACAATATCGCAATGGCGTTCGGAATCAAGCAGACCTTACTTGACAGTGAGGCAGCCAACTATGCAACAGCGCAGGAAGATCGGCTTTCATTCTACGAAGACACGATCAAGCCGAGAGCGCGGTTGTTTGAAGACGCTTTGAATGAGCAGTTACTTGCGCGCGATGAATTGCGGATTGAGTTCCGGTTCAACGAGATGGACATCTTCCAGGAAGACGAATCAGACCGTGCCGAGCTGCTTAACAAACTCACAATGGCGGGCTTGCCGATTGAAGTGGCGCTTGAGCTGGCAGGGTATGAGCTGACTGAAGATCAAAGCGCGGTGTTGGAATCGCATCAAGCGCAATTGGACGAGCGCATAGATAGCGGTGTTACTCCGCAGATTGACGAGCTCCGTAAGTGGCAGAAGTTCGCCGAGAAACGGATCAAAGACGGCAAAGACTTACGCGAGTTTGAATCGAGCGTTATTGAGCCAAGTTTGCATGGGGCGATCAGTGGCGCATTGGAAGGCGTAAAGACAGTTGAAGAAGTCAAGCACGTGTTCGATTCCGTTATCGCATGGCGAGGATATCCGTAATGAGCGTGCTAAACCGCTACGAGATTGAGCGCAGGTTGGCACGGGTGTTGGGACGTGATATGCACTCGGAGTTAGGTAAGTTGCTTGATTATCTAGGAGATCCGCCGCGATTGGAGAACATCCCGCCTGAGTATTGGCAGGGCGGTTGGCGGTCTATTCAGCGTGACGTTGAGCCGGTACTGTTAGACGTTTATCTAACGCAAGCTACGAACATAATGATGAACGTTGGGATTGGCATTAGCCTGGACAACATCAATCATCAGGCTGTGAATTGGGCGCGGTCGCACACTGAGGAAGTACTACGTGGGATGTGGCGAGGCAGGCAGGATATAACTGCCGAAATGCTAAGCGGCACGCGTCAAGTTGGTGAAATTATCGGACAGGGTTATGAAGAAGGTTTGACAATCCGCGAGATCAGTCAGCGACTGCAGCCGCTTTACTCGCCTGTCCGGGCTGAGATGATTGCCGTAACCGAGACCACCAGGGCGGTGGTTGAAGGGGAGCGGGCTTATGTGGAGCAATTGGAGCGCGAGACAGGGCAGCGGATGGTTCCGATTTGGCTGACTGCGGAAGACGATAAGACTTGCCCTATTTGCAAGCGGCGAGAAAACAAGCCAATAACCAACAACGAATTCCCCCCGGCGCATCCAAGATGCAGGTGTGGAGTTGGCTGGGAGTTCCCGAAGGAGCAACCCTAATGGCATTCACGATCACAGTCGAAGGCGCGGAAGAATTGGTTGCAAAGTTGGACACGTTGGCAAAGTTCAATAAGGTGCGGTCGGTAATAAGTCAGCAGGGCGTGTTGGTGCAACGTTATGTGCGGAAATATCCGCCGAAAGTCTACTCGCCTAATCCATTTTTGAAGACCGACGCAAAAATGAGGCGCGGATTCTTTGCCAAATTGAAAAGCGGCGAAATCAGCGTGCCATATAGACGCACGCGCAAGTTGGGGAACAGTTGGGCTGTGAGCAGTAGTATGGACGGCTTCACTTCTACTGTCACAAATAACATGGTGGATTATAACGATCTGGTGCAGGGCTGGGATAGCCAGGTGACGCGCCATAAGTGGAGCGGGTGGATAACAGAAAAGGGCGCGCTGCAAGTGAACAGACCCAAAATCATCAAGAATATCACAAACGCATTGAATCAAGAGGTGAAGAATGTTGGATAAAGAATCGCAAGCCGGGGATAAATTAGCAATCAAAATACAAGTGCACGATCCTCTTACAGAGCCGTTGGAAGTAAGCGCCGAAAAACGCCTGAAGGCAGACGGGGAATACACGAATCCAGGTTGGCGCGTTTTAGGCGTGCCGTATGGCGGGCACATAAAAGGGCGTGACGCGGACGGCGAAGCGTTCACCGAAGACACGGACATTTGGCTGAAGATTGGTGACCAGGTCAATTTGTCTTATTATCACGGCTTTGACCCGGACGAACCGGGAAAAAAGCAGGAAAAACCGGCTCTCATTGGGCGCGCTGTTTATACAGGCAAGGACGCGCGCGGGCATTGGTTTGAGCCGATGCTGGATGAAGGTGAGCCGCTGGCAAAGCGGCTGATTGACGCAGGCACAGAGGTTTTACGGGCGTCTTCCGGCGCTGTCAATCACCTGGTACGCAAAAGAGCGGGCGGGTTAATTGACGTATGGCCTGTTGGCGAACTGGCATTATTTGATACTAACGAATGGCGAAAACCGGCAAATGATTTTGCCGTTATCGAGGCGAAGTCCGAGTCTATCACGGAGGCAATCCCAGAGGTCATTGTGACAGTGGATGCGGTTGAGGACGAGATCGAAGCCAAAACTAATCTAACAATTTCACAAATTCCGATGGAGGAAAATACAATGGACGAAAAAGATAAAATCGTCGACGAAGTAAAGGCTGAACAACCTGAAGTTGAAGAGCCAAAGCCGCACCGGGTCAGGTCAAAGGCGTTCCTACTGTAAAATCAGCGAAGGAATCGCCGAGTTTTATCAAGGCAATGCTGGCTTGGGCGCAGGGCGATAACCCTCGCGGCTTCAAAGGCAACGACTTGGACTTAGGCGTCAAGGGCGCGTGGCAGGGACAGACCGATAACGAGGGCGGATATGCCGTTCCCGATGACTTCTACAATCGCATTGTAGAACAGAGACAGGAACTCTCGTTTATCCGCAAAGCACCGGTCACCAGATTTGTGACTCAACACGATCGCATCCTGGTACCAACTGAAGCTACCGCTGGCACTAAACTGGTGGTAACCGCTGAAGAAGCTGCCTACGATGAGGACGAGCCGGTGTTTGGGCAAGTCGCGCTGACTATCCACAAATTTACCAAGATGATCAAAGTCTCGGAAGAAATGCTGGATGGTGACGCTGTTGGT